ACCTTGAGCTTCCGTCCATGGTAGAGCAGAAGGCTAAGCTTGAGATTGCAAAGCAGGCAGCCAAAGCCGAAAAGCGTGCAAAGCGTGCTAAGAAGGCCGACAAGTAAAGTTTATAGGGATTCAGGCGGGACCGGAACGCGTTCCGGTCTCGAAGTGTTTCTATAAACGTCTTATGCCCAAACGGGCAGGAGGGATAATATGACTCATGAGAAATACGCGGTGACGATCGCACAAAAGATGGGACTTCCCAAGGTGCGCCGGCAGTGGATAGGGCTGCAACTATCTGTGTAGTGTCCGGACTTGGCTCTTCCTGCATCGAATCTATGGCAACCTTCACGCGCGCATTTTATACGGTGCGCAAGATTGCAAAGGACTACTTCAGGGGATTGTATACCCTTGAGGAAGCAATTTCTGACATAAAAGGTGTTATGTCGGGGTATGACTACACGCCAACGTCCGACATATTAGAGGACGTGGCGTATGCTTCCGAGAACGAAGCATGGTGGATCCTCTTTGAAGCAATAGGATGATCCACCACACGGGCAGCAGAGTAGCCAGGCTCAAAGTGGGTCCGAGTCCCACGCTGCCACGCGGTGTACGGTTGGCGAGCTTCGCGCCGTTGGCTGTACACCATAACTAGTGTTAGCGCGTGCGTCATCACGCGCCATTTTTGCGCCCAAAAACGGGCTGAGAGGAGAAAAATATGTTTGGATTCAATGGATATTCAGGGTTATCAGCTGCGGATCTTCTCAACAAGTACGGGATCACTCCCGACGTTCTCACATTTGAGCCGCACTACAGCGGTACATGTGAGGTGGCAGACGTTCCAGGGTCACACTACGCCGTATACCATGAAGGGGACAAGTATCAGGTGACACAGGGCAACACCGTGTGTAAGTTCGCCCACGACTTGTCCGTGTATTTTTGATGGAGAGGTGACACCATGGGAAAACAGACTGAGATAAGCATCATGACGCGCAAGGCGCGTATGATGCAGGCTAAAGAGGCAGCATACGTCCAGAGCATCGGCGATGCCGCCGATTATGAGCGCGGGCGTGAAGTCCGCGTTTATGACAGTTTCTCTACCCGCGCAGAAGTCGCGCGCCGTGAGGAATTCGTAGCACGCCGGCGTATGCTCACACCAGTTGAGGACTGGTGTGTACATATGGGTTATCTGAAAAACCCGTACGCAAAGTCCGCGGAACCGACACAGCCCAAAACTCTGTATACGGTGACTTACAAAAGTGGTCGCCGTAAAAGTTTCCACTCTTTGCAGGACGCACGCGCAGAACTTGCCCGTGTTGGGGCAGAAGCAGTAAAGCTGTGGAATGCCAACAACCACAGCTATGAGTATGCCGTATAGGGGGGTGATGAAATGACATACTGTCTGATATTTTGCATTTTCCTGACCGCAGCCTTCATAGGCTGCATAATTGCTGATGCCAGGAATTTGCGTGACCAGTTCAATAAGATGTGGACTGAACATTATGAAACAGTCCACGGGATCACGCAGGAATCTCACGCCAAGGCGCGTGAATTGTACATGCGCCATCCGCTTTTATGATTGTGGCTCTCAATGTGACCATAAACCGCAAAAATCATGAAAGGGGATTCAAAAATGACAAATAAGAGGTTACACGCGCTAGAGCGCGAGTACCATGATCAGTCATGGGAACACGATGATTTCGACAACTGGGTAGAGAAAAATTTCCCTACAGTTGCAATTTATCTCCGCACACCAGATTCACTCGGATTAACTCCTGTTGCCCCGGAAATCTATGATATTCAGGTCATACTGAAAGCGTGGCAGGTAAACCACGCACCAATAGCCTGTAAGGTCACGCGCATAACAAAGACTGGCTTTTCTTATATAACAGAAAATGACCAGGTTGCCGATTTAATCTCGCAGATTTCCCACATTAAAGAAAGGGAAAACAAATGGTGGGATATGGTGGATAACGGAACGGAGAAATACACCGACGAGGTGTATGACACGTTCCTCTCAGAAAGAAAAGAAACAGAACTGCAACTTCTCCAGGCATCACGCGTTTACTATGGTTAATTGCACGACGGTTACCCTCAAACTGTTTTGAGGGTTTCCGTGATGTAATTAAACTTTTACGAAAGGAAAGGAAACGAAAATATGAAAGATATTAAAACAGGATATGAGTATATAAACCTTGCAAACGCAAGGCATAGGGACGTTCCGAGTATGCGTGACTTTAAACGCGCACTTCGTGGTTATGTTCGCGACGTAGACGACTCCGACAACACGCGCAGAATCATCAAATCTGACTACGATGGTTGCATCGAACTCGTCATTCTCGGGACAGATACAGGCGAAACGGAAGCAGAAGCAGATGCTTACTTTCGCGAAACGGAATTTATTCCTATGACGTACTCTGCATATGACTGCACCGGAAGATTGTTTACGGGGTGGTACAAAATCTTTAAAAGAAGAGGGTTATGGATGGCGTACCACGCCATAGAACGTGATGTATAAGGCAGATGTCTGCTCGAACCATCAATTTAATTCCATGACGGTTTGACCTAAGCGAACTGTTTAGGTCACTCCGTGATGCAATTAACAACACTTTCACGATCTATCAAAGTCGTAAGGCAAAGCGAAAGGAGAGAAGCAATATGTATATTGAATCGAATATTAGTGTAAAGGGAGCAACTCCCGAACAAATTAAAGAAATCACGAGTGAGTCAATTTTCTTTTTTGACTCATATAAAAACGATGAAGATAATTATTATCTTCATCATGGGGAAGAAAACCCTTGGGTCACCATCGACATTCATTATGATGATGAAACAACACCAGAAATAATAAGTTCCATAAGGGAACTTGTCGAATATTGCAAAAGACATAATTTAGTCTGCGATGGGTGGATCACCGTTGATCCCGAGCAAGACGATGAAGAATATGTTGAAATTGATATAACAAACAATGTTATATCAATAGAATAAATTAACTAGGAGAAAGGAAAGCAAAATGAAAAAGAACTTTTTAGCAAAAACAAAAAATGGATTCAATGTTTACGTAATCGTAGAAAGCGAGCACATGCTCGCCCACAAAAACGTAAAGGAAACGGAGATCGCGGAAGCGATCTCCTTAATTACATATTCCGAACCGTTTCAAATGGAAATGGTAGATCTGGGACGCATTATTGGACGGGACAACTGCATCACTATAACCGAACAGGATGACATCCGATTCGAGTGTCGCCCAGGCAGAACAACTCTGTCAAAACTCGTCTACGGAAGGGAGCCAGAACCGACAAGCCTTCTGACTGTCGGAATCTGCAAAGATGATGACGGTCTCAACACAGTCTTCACAGCTTTTTACGGAGCAAAAGCGCCAAAGGAACTGGATGATCCTCGACTCAAGCCCGAAGAAAGGGAAGAGGCGGAAAAATTCTGGGCAACACACGCCCTTGTTACAGAGGGTTAATTGCCAGTAGTAATTAACAACTTGCCTAAGCGAATCAGGTAAGGCAACGCAAATGCCTAAGCGAACTGTAAAAGTCGTAAGGCAAAGCGAAGAAAGGAGAGCAAAATGAAAAAAGTCATTATTGGATTCATCGCGGTCATTTCAATGGCTGCCGTCGTATCTGCAGCAGAATATCAACGGGGTCCCCTTGCCACAATTCTATTTGGTGGCACAAACACCGTAACGTGGAATTATAACGGAGAATTCTATGCTAATGAATTAATGGTCGTAGAAGTTTACGACCAAGGGGAGATAGACCTCATGCTCGCGGTCGACTGTAATAATCATCCCTATTACTTCAGAAGTGATGCGGGTGACTGGACAGTAGGCTCCTTCGCGTCGTGCATCATGTACACGAAGGGAACCTCGTACGTAATAGACGACGAGGTTATGTCCGCGAAATATGACCGTCCTGATTTACTCGGTTTCCATGACGATCTGACATAAGCGAAAGCGAAACGCTTATGTCATTTCGTGATGCAATTAAAAATCAAAAATATAAAGGAGGAAATAACTATGTCATCATTCAAAGCCTACAAAAGAGATATCAGACAAGCAGCAATAGATTTGCATTATCATATTTTTGACCCTACCATCCTTGAGAAAATTGATCTCGCAAAAGACGAAAGAGAACTGTCAAACATTATGATGAACACGCGGTACGCAATGATGAAGGAGGGAAGATAATGAGAAAACCGACCGTACATGAGTTGCGCGAAAAGGAACTCAAAGTCTTGATCGCACGCAATCCGGGACTCGGAGACGCCCATGCCAGGAAACTGATGAACAGTTTCTACCGGCTGTGCGGACTGTCATGGAAGAATCTGGAGCTCGAAAACGACGAGCGTATGTGTAACACGCAGTACGCTTGCCGTCAGGGAGAGCGCGAACAGCATTGGTACGAGCGCCTCAATACAGAGTTTAAAAAGGGATACAGCCTTGACCTGAAATACTGTGGTTGTATGCCCGCAATCGGAGTCATTGATAAGGGAAGTGGCGGATTTACGGAAATTGTGGAACGCTTCTTCTATGATTGATTGCATGACGGTTTTACACAAACGGAAACGCTTGTGTGATTCCGCGATGCAATTAACAAAGCAAACGAAAGCGAGGTAAAAAATGAAAGCTGCAATTATCACAATCATTACCACTATGTTACTTATTCTAGCATTCATGCCAGTATAAACGAAAGGAAGGTGTTGACATGAGCGAAAAGAAATTTCAAATCGGGTGGTACATCCTGCCCGAAGATCGTGAATTCACGAACATATTTGAATTCGCGGCATGGTATGAAAGGGTTCTTGTACCTGCTGGCAGATACCCTGCCTATGCAACGAAAATGCAGGGAAATGACGTTGATGGTTTTGTCTATGTCTATATGAACGGAACCATCACGTCAGATTATTTTGCCGCACATTATTGCGGCGTCCCGATCTCGAATTATGACTGTGAAAAGAACAAAGGAAAGGAAGGTAGTCACACGATGTATGCTTATGCGTACAGTGTGGCTAAATCTATTCTTTCAGACTCACCAGAATGGGAACTTCTGCCCGAATTCACAGCTTACGTGAAGACAACAGAAACGGAAGAATGGGGAACGATCACGACAAACGAAATCAGAAGGGAGGTGAAAGCATGTACGAAGAAAGGCGTAGAGAAATGATTGAGGATTATAAGAAGATGTTCAGAAGCTTTACGGATGAGGAACTCGAAGTTCAGATTCAAGCCGTAAACGAACTCAGAAGAGAAAAGGAAACTATTGCCGTCGCAGAAATGAAACTTCAAAGACTGCTCGACTACTGCGAGCGAAACGGATTGTATCTCAAAGACAATAAAATTTACGGAAAGGAGTGGTAATTATGACACCGACGATTGAATACCGCCACTATGCCGGTTACGCACCGGTCAAGTATGCTTGCTACAGCCTTCACCAGGCTGTGGAGTTAGCAAAAGAAATCTTAGAGCGAAGGTACAGTTACGAATACATCCTGATCCGTAACGGAAGGGATGTACTCTGGAGGTTTGATGGCGTCTCGAAGAAGCAGGCGGAAAACTTCTTCGCAGACGTCTGCGGAACCTTCCATACAAACGGAAGTGACGCGACAGTTTCTGCAAAAACGGTGGCAACCCGAATGGGTATCACGGAACGGAAAGCAAAGAAATATCTTGGTGCCTGCGCGAAACACCGTATCACGGAACGCCAGGGCGGCGGATGGGTGATCTGATCTGTAACTATAAACCAATCTTTCAATGAAGTAATGAAACATGAAAAACGATGAAATAAAATAAGGGGAGTATAAAAATGGCAGCAATCAAAGTATCTTACAACGGAAGCAATACACATGACGTATCAGATGTCAGAACATATAAAATTGGGCCTGATCGTATTCAGGCCGTCGGTATTGTTGACGGCAGAGTTTTATCAATTAAATACACTGCATCAGCATATTCGAAATATGGAATCAAAACAGGGAAACCATTTCTCCGCCAGATCCGAGAAGATTTGGTCCATAAATATGTGGATACATACGGGGACAACGGTAAGATAACGCCTACCATCAAAGTCGATTCGAATTTCCTCGACTTGCTCAAGGCAGAAGGCTTCGACGTGATCGCCGGCGTCGTTGGTCTCGACTACGGCGTGAACGTCTGCATTACCGATCTCACGCAGATCGATGCCATCAACGCAATCAAGGCAGGCGTCGTCAAAAGCGAAGCCTTGAAAGCAAAAGCCGAAGCGGCTGAACGTGCCGAAATCAAACGGCTCTTTGAAGAGCTTATCCAGGACTCAAAGATGGCTTAAAACCTACGATTCCGCTATGGACAAATGCGGAATACTAGAATATAATGTCCATAGCGGAGTAATACTAGATTATAATTAGGGGAGGGAAATCATGAAGGGGAAGAAACGGAAAGTAAGCATCAAAAACATAATCCTGAAGTCAATCACAGCGTTCGCGCTGTTCTTTGGGATCTGTCTGTGCTGCGGAGTTGAGCCGCAGACGGACGCGGAAACTATTTTAGTCCTCGTATCCTTAATTGGATGCTGGGGGTGGATTTGGCTGTTCTGCTACGCGAACGGTCTCATGTGAAGGAAAGGAGATGGTAATAAATGAAGTACGTTTACGTTTACACAGAACTCGGCGAAAGCCATGCAAGAGAGCTTGGCTTCACGGACAGAAAAGCAGGCCGCGTGGCATTTTGCGGAAGGGAGCCGTTAACTGGCTCGACCGCGAAGGCGTGGGAGAAAAAGGGGTACGTAATAAGAAAGGAAGTAAATGTACGTACCTGCGCATCATTAAAAGAAAATGAAGACGTAGTTTTTAAAGTTAGGGATGACTTATACAACAGAAAGGTTGAGATGGACGGAACGGTAATCTCTGTTGATGAAGCAAACCAGACGGTAACAGTTGTCTATCTGGACGGGTACAAAAGTGAAACAGAAAATGTCCCGTTCGGTGATATGCTCGCTGTTTACAATAAGGACGGAGCGTTGCTTCAGTTCGATGCCATACGTGGACCAAGCGACTTATTGGACGGAAGCGAATATTTTTCAGGTACAAGGAGGGCAAACCATGTTTGATACGAAACTTGCAATCATGATGCACGAAAACAATATGTCTCCCGAACAACTCGCCGCAAAAATCGGAGCCAATAAAAGCGAGGTAAATTCATACCTCGCTGGAGTTGAACCGGATCCAGTTGTCCTGCGTAAAATCGCAGATGTCTTCAAAGTCACCGTAAAGGAACTGTGCGACCTTTCATTCGGGTCAGAACTGCGTGAATTACGGAAAGAAGAGAACTTGACTATAAAAGAATTGTCCGAAATATCTGGACTCAATCAGAAAATTTTAACATATCTCGAAAACGGCGGATCGCGAGTGCCGACAAAGGCAACGCGTGATGCTCTTCGTAGTGTGTACGGGGAAAAGTTTGAAGAACTTGAATCCAGATACGCAGACACTTTCAAGCTTAATCGTGACAAGATCACGAAGAAAGCCTCGACACCAGAAGAGGAACGGAGATGGAAAGAGATAGGGGCTAATCTCAAAAAAGCAGTAAAAGATTCCGGCATGACACACAGAGAATTTATGAAATCTGTAGGTATAAGTCCTGCAACTTATGACCGGATAACAAGACTGGGGTATTTTCCGCTTGTAGATTTGCAGAACAAAATATGTAATGTTTTGCGTTTGCCGCAAGCGGAAATATTTCCAACCGCAGAACAGCCCGAACCAGTACGCGTTGCAGAAATGGAAACGGCTAAAGCGAAAATAGAGCCGCAGAAAACCGAAACGCCGAAATTCTTGGAATACCTTTCATATTTGGATGATAAGGATTTCCGCATCGCGGTAAATGCGATGTTTGGAGCAGAAGTAGAGACTAATCCGCAGGTCGATTTAATTTTGCGGATCATTAAGGATAGAAAGGTAGGGTGATGTGTAATGAAGAAAATCACAAAAAAAGAATTCATTGAAGCTCTTACAAAAGGTGAGTCCACATACGTTGGACTCGCCTACCGGAAACTCCACGACCAGATTCAGGCCCCATCTCATGCAGAAGGGAAGAGACGAAGCGTTACGAAAAAGGCAAGTAACCATCTGGAATTTTCGGACGGGTCCAGGCTGTACTTCGATAGTTTTGCAGATCGCAAATACTATAACGAAGGAAGATATTACCTCGTCGACATTCATGAGAACGGATGTAACTTTGCAAAAGTCTTGGTTTATTACATCTGAACTTTAATGGTGTGACGGTCTGGCGCAATGCAAGTTATTGCGTCACTCCGTGAAACCATTAACCAGGCAAAAGAAATGAAAGAAGAGGTGATGTTAATGAAGCATATCAAAGACATGTATTTCCACATCAAGGGAACGCCGAAGCAAAATGAGACGTTTAAGCACGTGACAGACAATTATGTTCACGCATCTTTGGTATATAACAAAGGTAAAGGATACTATTTGTTAATTTACAGATGCGGAAAGTACATGCTACATAACGATTACACAGGTGAGGATGTGAAAATGGAATCTTTTAGCATGGGCGATCGTGCGCCAACTCTGTATGAGTGCTTAGTTCCGTGCAATCGTGCAGGGAAAGCAAGAGAACGCGAAGCGGTTGCAGCTTACATTTCTTGCGTGTTAGAGACTGTGTATATGATTGGTTATGACATTGATACGGAAACGTCAATGTATGAGTTAGTAACCGGAAAGCCTTGGATAAAGAAAGGATGGGAAGAATGACGGTAAATGAATTAAAGAAACTCTGTGACAATCTCGTAGAGGAAGGCTACGGAGACTACTCCGTCATCATCTCCAACGACGAGGAAGGGAACGGGTATCATGACCTGTTTTATCCATTCATGGTCAATCAGAACCTGATTAAGGAGACGATTGACAGTACTTCTTCGTGGAACCACATAACCAAATCGAAAACCGGGTACGCCATGCTCGGCTAAAGGAAAGGAGAAAATATGTTCATAAACGGTGAAACCATTAACATTGCAATCTCAGATGACCTGTCTGTGCGGTTCGACATGTGGCACAATATTTTCGACGAATATTACTACGTCGTCGAAAAGGAGCAGTCCGAGATCTTTGAATCGTTCAGATTTGATCCGAACGATTCCGTGAGTAGGCGAGCTGCCTATGAAAAGGCAGCCAGTCTGTATAACGATTTAGTATCAGATGAGGAAGCGATTCCTCTGTTTTAAGAACGGAATCATTATTTATGAAGAGACAAGAGAGGAGTGATGAACATGTTGGAATGGAATTGGGATGAAAAATGTGGTGAGGCCGTCTTCGTCGAAACACTCAGAGGTGTTGAGGCGAAACATACATATAACCTGTACACGGGCAACGCATACATGCTCTTCATTAACGAATGGACGGAGCCTGACGGAACGGAAAGATACGAGGTGTGTTCCTTCTGGCTCGACAAGGATCACATGAAAAATTGTCTGGGCCTCAACAAGAAGGGCGGACACACCAAGAACATCCACTATGACTCCCGCAAATTCAAGCTGAACAAAGCGAAGTGCCGTTACTGGAAACAGATTGTGCAGGCATTGGCTGAAGCATATGACGACGTAGAGATTGAACTCTACACGGAAAAGTGAAAGGAGAAAACCATGAACGTATATGAAATGATTACCAACAGAATCATTGAAAAGCTCAATCAGGGCATAATCCCGTGGCAGAAGGGATGGACTGGCGTTGCAGACGGCGCGTATAACTATTACACGAAAAAACCGTATTCACTCCTGAATCAACTGATGCTGAAGCATCAGGATGCATATATTTCATACAAACAGACAAACGAACTCGGCGGTAAAGTGAAGAAGGGAGCTAAGTCAGAAAAAGTCGTTTACTGGAATTTCAAGGTAGTAGAAGACACTGAACACCTTGACGCAGATGGCAACCCGAAAAAGAAGACGATCCCGTTCCTTAAACCACACTCTGTATTTTGGATTGAAGACACAACTCTGGAAAGAGAAGATATCAAACGGATTGAACACGATCCGATCAAGGAAGCGGAAGACATCATCTCAGGCTACGTCGAAAGGGAAGCGTCGTTGCAGTTTGTGAACGACAAACCAAGCAACCGTGCGTATTATTCACCACTCCGCGACACGGTCGTAGTCCCGATGCTCTCGCAGTTTGAACATCCGGAAGAGTATTACTCGACCGCATTTCATGAACTGACGCACTCGACAGGTGCACCGACGAGGCTTGAACGCATGAGACTGACCGAACTGGCAGCTTTTGGAAGTGAAAAATACTCGAAAGAGGAACTGGTAGCAGAACTTGGAGCCGCCATGCTCGTGAATAACTGCGGAATCGAAAGCGAACGGAGTTTTCGGAATTCTGCCGGATATATTCAGGGATGGCTCGAAGCCCTGAATAACGACCAGCGCCTGATCGTAAGCGCTGCAAGTCGTGCAGAGAAGGCTGTGAAATATATTCTCACTGGCGAGAAAGGAAGTGATGAGAAATGAAAAGATGTATAAAGTGTGGTTCTGAAATCATCAACGGAATCAACGGCTGCGAGATACTCAATGAGTGCTTCACGTGCCATGGTGGCTACCCGAAGTATGCGCCGACTAGTAAAAGGGAGACGTATTCTTGGGATGAATTGGACGCGATCGAAGACAGATGTATCAATGTAATTGATTAAAGGAGGTAACATTATGGAATTTACAATCGAACTGTTTAAATATACACCTGAACATGGTGGAGGAAAAGGTATCTACATCACAGCAGATAATGCTAGTGGTGCTGAGTATAGTTATGAGACGGCTGAGGATATAGGCAAAATTGTTCAGTTTTATATAGAGAATTACTATCCTGATAAAATTTAATATTGAAAGGAGATACCACAATGGCAAAATACGACGCGTTAGCAAAGGAAGTGTTTGACTGGGCAAAGAACTCCGGCATTGAACCGTGTGAGTGGGGCTTGTTTTATAATCGCAAGCTCTACAACGGAGATGGAACCATTGGACGCGAAGACGCAAACCCCCAGGATTGGTGCAGATACTTCTCATCAGATTTCATTATGGGAATCTGGATCGAAGTGCCCGAAGAGTATGTTGACTGGGACGAACTTAGCGAAATCCTTGGGAAGTATAACTTATATTATGAGCACTGTACGAGTGGTGTATACATTGACTTCGTATGGGATGGAGAAGGCGATGAACCGGAATACACAGTGTTTGAAAAGCCTGAAAAGGCAATACGTTTATACGTCGGGAGTGATGCCCCGTCTATAAAAATACGTGAAATCATGTATGAATGGTATCAGAAATCTCTGAATAAAGGTGACAAGGGACCTTGCGTTCTCGGTGCAGGATTCAAGTTTCGGTATGCAGGCAAATTGTATTTCATGGTTCCGCAGTCGCCATGGCAAGGTAGTCTGTCATGGGAGCCAGACATCAATGAAGTGAAAACTTCTCTGGCAGAAGCAGGAGCAACTGAAATTGAATATGATTATGGGAGGATGGATTGATAATGACAAAGGAACTCGCAAGAGAATTAGCCGAAAGACTCGCAATTCTGGCAGATGATTTCGAGATGGTGCCGCAACCAGTGGGCGAAACCATCTACTATATGCACCAAATCGAAAAGGATCTGTTAGACGGAAACGTCGATGGAATCCTCGACGGTCTCATGGAAGAGATTGAAGAGTACGACGGTGACAAAGCATCACAATATCACGCAGACCAGGCAAAGGAGCTGCTCGCAATTATTAAGGAAGAAACATAATGATCAGACTGAACCATATCAATACCGAATCCCGTTGCATGGGATTCTATAAACTACATCCAACGGGGCAGATATTCGATTCAGAATCCGAAGCGATTCAGGAAGCCGAAAATCTGTTCCGTAAGGGATATAAAGACGTTCAACTCGAATCTTTCATTTGCACTATGGAAGATTCCACATTTAATGTTGTGAAAGGTAGGTGATAAATCTTATGAATCAAAACGAATATCTCCGGCAAATAGCTGAGGAATGTATGGAAGTACTCGACAGATTGAGTATTCCGTACAGGAACGTAACTGAGTTTGTAATCAACCGCCGCGCAAAGCGGTGGGGTCAGTGCAAGAGATTGCCCGACGGGTTCCGTATAAGCGTCAACCACCTTTTGGTTGACGGTCAGCACGAAGATGGATTAAGGGAAACACTATTCCATGAACTTCTACATACGTGCCCTGACTGCATGAACCACGGGCAGAAATGGAAACAGTATGCAAGCACCGTGAAGTGTGCAACCGGCTACTCAATCAAGAGAGCTAACACGGCTGAGGAAAAAGGGTTAACAATCGAAGAGAAAATTCGACCTGCAAAGTATGTATTCCGTTGCACTGGCTGCGGAGAAATCCTCGAATATCATAGAAAATGTAAAATGGTAGTTGAACCATGGCGCTTTAGATGCGCTAACTGCCACGGAACATTTGAACGGATCAAATAAGGAGGTGATCCGAATTGAGTAACAATTTCACAATAAGTTATCTAATCTGCCCACAGTGTGGAATGAAGTACCCAATTCCACGGAAGAACGGGCAGAGAAGGGAGAAAGGCCATAGGAAATGGTTTTTCTGTCCAATCTGTGCAACGATGTTCAACATGCGAGAGATTAGAGAGGGGGATTACGAAGATGAGTGGGATAGTAATTGAGGCCGACGAGAACGGAAACATCACATCTGAGGCAAAGGTACTCATTGATGATGGCATAGCGACTACGCTCTGCAAAGATGGCAAATATGTTTTCAACTGGGACCCCACAACAATGTAGGTCTATTTCTTATACCCCAAATTGGAATAATACTAGAGCAAAAGGAGATTGATGATATGAAAAATGACTATATCTTTATTGATTCTCGAAACGGTTACAGCATCGGACGCACCACGGTTGACGGCATAGGGAAATGGATTGCTGAGAAGAACGGTGTGAGATTCCCAATCACGTATGACCAGGCAAGAGGGTACGCGCCGATTGACCGGTGTGAAGCGCTGAGTATGCAAGTAGGGAGGTTACTGTTCAAATGATAATACTTAACGAAGATAAAACAGAATGCGTAATTGTACGCGATGATGGAACGATTTTCGTGTTAGACGAGACTGAGATTTATGAGATTTTTGGAGAAATAAAGAAGCATGATTATGACAGTTCGATCAATCACGTAATTCAGCAAACCATGGACAACAATGGAATTGATCTTAATGGTAATAAAGTTTTCCGAAAAATTTTAGTGGACGAGGTAGCAGAGCTACTCGATGAAGCTATAGAAAACTCAGAAGAAATCAAAGCAATAATTCGCGATCTCATAAAAAGGATCGCAACCGAGTTAACTTTGGCGACAGGTAACGCATTTAAAAAGATTAGTAACTAAAAACAAAAAAGCCGGCCACCGGAGCCTAGGAAACTGTGGTGGTCGGCATCCATTAGAAAGGACGTGTACATTATAGCACGTCCTTAGAAAGGACGTCAAATGAAAAAGAGAATAGTGGTTGGAGCCGAAGCAATCAACGCAAGGATTCAGAGAATGCTTATTGCAAGAGCAAAGTATGAGGCTGATCTGCCAAACGCACATGTGAAGCTGATGAAAGGTAACTCGAAAACAGGTGTCAACTGCTACACGGTTAGTCTGTGCCCGATCATTGACTGCGTGAACTGCTCCGAGTGCAGAAAAGACTGCTACGACATCCAGCACGATGTCATCTACAAGCAGGTCGTCGAATCCAGAGCTTGTAACTCTGCCATTTGCCGGAAGGACAAGCCTCGTTACTGGGCAGAGATTTCTCAGCAGATCAAAGCTTTGTTCGTAACAGAACTGAGACTCAACGTCGGCGGCGATCTGGATGATGAGGACTTCGCGTTTGTGTCTCTGGTGGCAGAAGAGAATCCACGCTGCGACATCCTGTTCTTCACGAAGAACTATAAAGGAATCAACACGTACCTTGATAATCATAAGTTCCCACAGAACGTCAAAGCGATCATGTCTGCATGGAAGGGGATGCCGATTGATAATCCGCACAACCTTCCGGTTGCACATGTGCTTTGGGAAGACGGGACCACGACGGCTCCAGAGTATGGATCTTATTACTGCGGTGGCAACTGCTCAGCTTGTCACTTCAACGCAGAAGGGTGCTGGACGTTGAAGAACGGCGAGTCCGTAATCTTCAAGGCTCATTGAGATGGGGGTGATGAACATGGCAATCGGATACAAGTTGTTCAGAGAGAAGAACGGAAAGTTATATCCCCTCTATGTTTTAGCGAATGAAGAGACATCCATGAACGTGTGGCTAGACGCAAAGTCTGGCCCACGTACAGACCGTGGCAAAGTGAAAAGCAAGCTCGGCGAGCTTGCATACCGACCAGGTTGGCACATCAACGATGGCTTGCCGTATGTAAATCACATCTACACGATGCACAACGGGCAGAAATATCTGAAGGACGGATGCGTCTGGTGCGAAGTCGAATACAAAACAGATAAGTCCTATGAAGAAGAAGCGAGACTTGCCGGTTTCAAGAACGGAAAGTTCAGTCCGGTGAGAGCACAGCTTCCGTACATCCCGAAGAACGGTTACTACCGCTATAAGACAAGTCCTCAGATGGACGGCGCTTGGATTATAGCCGGTGAGATAAAGGTTAACAGGATCCTGAGCGATGCAGAAGTTGAGGAGATCTGCAAAGCGAATGGGTATGAAGCATTAAGGAGATGGCAGAAAGGAGCGTAATAAAAATAGAAAATATTTTCGTCAAATAAGGGTGCTGCTCTCTATTAGTAATTAGAAATAGGAGGAAATAAATATGAAATATACGATTGATGATGTAGTAGAAGTTATTAAACTTGCCGATGAGTTTACAAAAGGAAATGATTCAGCTGAAGCAATTCGTTTAAGGAAAGAAATTCGCTTGAACGCCATGTCAACTTATATGGCTGATTTTATTATCACGGTTATAGATCGTTGTAATGAAGATAATGATTGAAGGGGGATAACATGACAGCAGACATGTATCTGAAGGTAGATACAACAAAAGAAGAGAAGATGGAGATTTCCGGAGCGATTGGTACACTTAAGAACCTGCTAGAAACGTTCCAGAGAACCGGATACATCGGAACGGAAGAGCGCGAGGGTGCACTGGAAGTAACTATTGATACATTGCAGATGATTCTGAGAGGAGAGGTGTTCTAATGAAATACACAGTTATATGGTCGGTAGAAGATGATGTGTTTGGCGGAAGCTATAACCTTCAGTATGAGTGCGATTCATACGAAGAAGCCCAGGATTTTGTTGAAGGGTTAAAGCATGACGACATGACGTTTAACTATGAAATCTTTGGCCCAGATGGCGATTGAGGGAGGTAGTAAATGAGGTTCTTAGATTTGTTTTCAGGCATTGGCGGTTTCAGAAAGGGATTTGAAGACGCCGGACATGAATGTATAGGCTTCTGTGAATTTGATAAATATGCAGTCGCGAGTTACACGTCGATGTATTTAATCAACGACGAACAAAGGAAATATCTTGAAACATTATCAACGCGTGAAAGACAGAAAGAAATATTAAAGGAGGAATATAGAAATGGCGAATGGTATAGCAATGATATCACGAAGGTTAATGGGGAGGGCATCCCGAAGGCAGATTGCTGGTGCTTCGGTGCGCCGTGCCAGAGTTTCTCAGTGGCAGGTAAAAGGGCAGGACTCGAAGGACAGTCTGGTCTCATTAGAGAAGTATTTAGAATCCTGCGGGAAATCGCAGAAGAAGATCGACCCGAATGGCTTGTCTACGAGAACGTTAAAGGAATGTTTAGCTCAAATCGAGGACTTGACTACCTTGCCATTCTCACTGAAATGGACGAATGTGGGTACGATGTCCAGTGGGAAACTGTCAACAGTAAGTTCTTCGGAGTTCCACAAAACAGGGAACGCGTGTATACTGTCGGACATCTTAGAAGACTGGGTCCCGCAAAAGTATTTCCTCTCGGAGACACAGATGCAGAAAGTAGCGTTCCAAAGATAAACATAATAGCACATAAGGACGGCTACAGACGTAACACACAAACTTTTATGCCAGATGGAATAACAGAAGCATTAGACACTGCACAGGGCGGTGGCAGAGGACACCATGTGGCGATTGAACTTGTATGCAAAGTCGATCCAAACAGACATAGCCAAATGGATGTCGTAGGTCCTAACGGTGTATCACCTACACTCGACACGATGCATGAGCCAAAGAAGGTCGCCATTCCAATTCGCTATGGTTCTCAGGATGTTGTAAAGGGAGAACTGGATACTGCATTAACTCTTATGAGTAGCGACTACAAAGGAATAGGTGGAAGAAATCAAGATAATAATGCCGTATGTATCCCCGTCTTAACGCCAGATCGAATTAACAAAAGGCAAAACGGGAGAAGATTTAAAGAGAATGGAGATCCATCATTTACATTGACAGCACAGGATCGCCACGGCGTAGCAATCGGTATTAACATGTCTGGAAATGAGGCAACGGAGAATGACGGGATTTCACACTGCCTAAACGCAAATGATCAGCGCAAGGTATTCGGTGCAAATCAGGAGCGCACTCTTGCTGCGGTGTTGATTGACGGAGATCCCGATGCACATGATGGAATATATGTCGATCTTGGTGATGATTGTGTAGTATACGCGGTCTGGAATGAAAAATATGAAAGCTACATTGCGATTAGAAGATTAACACCAAGAGAATGCTTTAGGCTCCAAGGATTTGATGATGACCTGTATGACAAAGCAGAATTTGTTAACTCAGATACGCAGTTATATAAGCAAGCAGGCAACGCCGTGACAGTAAATGTAACTTATGAGGTTGGCAAGCGATTGAAGTAAGGAGTTGACACAATGGAACCGCAAAAACTGTTCAAAGTTCGCGACTTTGCAGAGGATTTCGTATCCCTGATGAGCGAATTCGGATTCTACGATGACTGGTCACCCAGAGAAATCTTCGACTACGAAAGAGGGATCGAAGGAATTCTGCTGATCAGAAACAGGAAGCAGAAGCGAGGATTGAAACTGATCCTCGCCCACCTCATAAAGATAGCGGAAGAAACCGACGAATATATAGAAGCGAACCGATTAAAGGATTTTTTGATGAACTGGATTAAGGAGGAGTTGAAATGAAGTACAAGATCGTCCCTGTAGATGAAGAAGCAATGAGATCTGAAACGGAATGTGCTGAGAACGCAGCAGATGCGATTGCAGCAGTAATACATTACGCATCCGATGATGAATTAATAAAGGAACTTGAGTCTCGATCGTATGTAGTACTCGATCCGCTCAATGGAATGCGAAAATGAAGATTGAAGACAAGACGATTAAAGCAGTGTGGATCTTGCGTAATCGTGGTCTAACCGTAAGGCAGCAATACAAAGAGATTGCGGATTGGTACACGGAACAGGATCTTGATGAATTGTTAGAAGTATTTGAACAGGAGGAGAAAGAGAATGGGGTACATAGTTAATACAGGATCAATCAAAGGCAACAAAGAATTCACATCAGAAGCAAAGGATAAGATCATATCTATAATTGGAACGGCTACATGGTCACTGGACGAATTGATATTTGATGAATACTACGACAGATATTTTGACGAGACGCTTAAGGAGCTGATAAAAGAATTAAAACCTTTGGGCTATGTATTGAATGGATATGTTACTTGTTACGGCGATCGTGATGGCGCAATAGAAATAAAAGACAACAAGGTAACTGAACTTACAGCAGATGAAGTGGTTATTAAAAACGCAGCCGACGAAGACCTGATAAGGGAACTTAAATCTCGTGGATATAAAGTGATTGAAGAAATGTAACATAAAAATATACCTCATCGGGTATAATCCGTGCAAATTCTAACGAAATTATACCCGATGGGGTGCAATTGAAGAGGTGATCTAAATGAAAAGGATTGAGCAAATGGAAAAGAAATACGGCATCGTCATTCGTGACGACAGCTTTTATAGTCCTCTGACTGGCAAGACGGTGAAGTGCTACAGGATTTATACTGCAGATGGCTGTCCGTGGGAGAACGGATTAACATTCAGAGGTCTACAGGCAGAATGTAAGCAGTACGGAGATGAGTTTATAAGCATTGCAAAGAAGGTGAGGGAACGGCATGGAATGGAATTATAATCCAAACTGGAACATTATACAAAAACGTTACAAGAAAGACAAAGCGGCGTTCGAAGCGAAGACCGGAGTTTGCTACACAGATCGTGATGGTAAGGAATATACATACGCCGATTTGTTAGCAATTACTGGATCCGAGGATGCAATCAAAGCGCTGTTTGAAGATATGGATGACACGCTAGAAATGAGTCTTCAGGGCAATTGGTATTTTACAAAATGCAAACGCTGCGGCGCATGGAACTACAATAGCGAGTTCAGTTTGTTCGGAAAGCATGGAATGATCTGCCCAAGATGCAGGCCGGTTAAGACAAACGGCGTAATCGAACTGGATCGTGATCCTTACGATGACAAAAGAAAGTTTTATGCGAAACGTAAAGCGACATTTGTTCCTGGTATTACGACACTGATCGGGTGCAATGGCATAGGTAAAACGACTTTGCTTAATATGATCAAGGATCAGTTAAAGAACAAGGAAGCTCCGGTTTTCTTCTTTGACAACATGAGCAAGGACGGTGGCGGTCATGCAGGTGCGAATATGCTCAGCCGTGTATGCTCCGGTGTGGCAAAAGAAGAAGAAGACAGTGTTGAATTAGCTGCGACACTCTGGTGCTCAAGCGAGGGCGAATGTATAAAAGATGCGTTAATACGATTTGCGAATAAGGTACTTCGTGAGTTCAAAAGGTACGATGGATTCGGCGAGTACTGGGTCCTGTTCGACGCGATTGATAGCGGACTGTCGCTAGATGTCATAGAGGACGTAAAGCAGTATCTGTTTAGAGCGTTGCTTGAAAAGCTGCCTAGCGAAAGTGATGTTTACATTATCTCGTCTTCAAATTCGTATGAGTTGAGCGAAGGGACGCGGATGTTCTCAATAAGCAAAACGAAATACGTAAGCATTAAATCTTATGATTCTTATAAGAAAGCTATTTATGAATCCCTTGAAGCTAAAGAAAAGAGAGACGGTGTTTCCGATAAGGAGAATTGAGTATGGTTACTGAATCTATTATGGAACTGTTATATATGATGGAAGAAGCGGCTGAAGGTACTGAATACGTAGCAGGAATTGAAAAGGTAATTGATATCCTGAACGACTACGAGGAATATGAATGGGACAGCATGAGGTCGAGTGAAAAGAAATATTATGTTCTGCGGGCATTGAAAAATGAGGAGATAGATTATGGCGAAGATTGAGTATTACATCCGTGGATACTTTAACGGCAAAGGAATTGAGAAAGTGAGTGGTTACCAATTTGATGTTGGTAACCCTCCACAGACTTTCTACTATACGAAGGATGATGCCGGCAAGTATGTCGTAACAATTCCGTGTAACGGAATGAAGCTTGGCGAATTCGACAGGCTGAAAGATGCTAAAAAATTCATTGCTGAAAACATGGACAAGATCGCAACCAAGCTGAGCAGCGAGGTTTACGTTGAAGCTGAGAAACGGTTCCGTGAAATAGTTGATGAAGCAGAAGGGAGAATGATGATATGACTAAGGAATTTAACGCAAATACTACTGAGTACTATCTTGATGTTCTTCGTAGAGGATTCTGGAAAGAAGGAGAATATGATCCGGTGAACGGCACATTCCATAACGGAGTGGCTGTTCTGGAATTCGACTGGATTGACATTGAACTTAACATCTTTGCAGAGAGTGGAGATCACGATGGCTACACGAACAAAGTCGGAGCAAGCTATTTCTGCTGCGTAAAGGGAATCGATGATAATGGGAATTCACAGTGGTCTGAAGCAGGTTATCTTGACGATTTCGGCTTCGATGTTGAGGTCAACTGGGACGCAGATGATTGGGAAGAGCAGCTTGAGGCAGATATGGAACGTAAGCTAGAGGCTTTTGCCTGGAAGTTTTATCTGAAGTACGCTAGTCCCAATTGGCGTGGAACGGCAAATGAATTCGCAGTGTTTGACAGTATCAACGGAATAGGAGATAGAAATGTTTAAGGTAAGGTTTTACAAGCGTAACGGAGACCTGGATCACGAGACTGAGTTTGTTTCATTGGCAGAAGCGAAGTTGAAACGCACTGAATGGGCACTGAAAATCGGACTCCGGCCGGAGCCGTCTCTTGACTTCGCTCGTTATCCTACAATTTTGAAATGGTTTGACAACGAATGGATTAGAATGGAGGGTTATTAATATGTATTTGAAACTGTATGATTTGGCAAAGATGGTTTATGATATGGAACCCAATCAGGTTATTGATTTTGCCGATGCGACGATTGAAGCTAGTTGGTATGGGATTAGACAGATCAACCCCTTTGACAACGACAATCTGATTTACGTAGTTGGGACTTATGGTGGCGAGTGCAATACCTATCTGTATAATATTTCCGAATACGATGATCGGATAGGAAAATTCTGTGCAAAGGAGTTTAAACCGTGGTATAATATCAGGGAAATAAATTTTATAAATTGCATTGGCAAGATGTTGGCTGATGTATTCGAAAGAGTTGAAGGATCTGTGCCAGAAATGATTAAGGTTGAAGTAAGGGAGGTAGAAGAATGAGAGACATTAACGGAAATCATATTGTATCATGCAGTATGACAGACAACTCCGACAAGTATGGACCCTGCGCAACGTGCAAGCATCTTCGCAACTGGGTGAATACCAGGTCGTTGCATGAGGGAGATCCTGATTACTGTTCGGACAGATCTGCAGTGACGGAAGGCGGAAAGCAGATGGCGTAAAGCTTATCTGCTTTCTTTATGCAAAGCCAACCCGACACATAAAACGCGATTCTAGGAAATTTCATAAAGCGTACAATAAGGATGGTGAGGAAATGGTAAAGGAAACGGAAGAAGAAATGAAAGAAATAGATAAACTTTATAAAGCTGGTATGAAGTTTATAGTCCGTAAAAATGGAAATTTCTATGCTGTTTTAACAGAAAGAGCAAAGGAACAATAAGAGAACATTGATGGAGGCGTGCTGATGTTTTTATTCTTCTGGTTAATTATTTTTATAGTATGTTGGTTCATTCACAACATTTCTGAGACGGTAAATGAAAAGGATAGGAAGAAGCGGGCTATAGAACAAGGGCGTGACTTCTATATTAATAGGAAGGGTCAGAAAGCATACGTCAAGAACGGAGTTCCGTTTACTTACTATCAAAATTATACGTACTCAAAGGAACTTGGATATCATCATGAAGATCTATTGGTTCTTGAAGCTAATTCTAGGAAGGTTATCAGGAACATTTCACAGGAAAGGCGCGACCGTAAGGAGCTTTTGAGAAAGAGTTGGCTGAGACAAGCCATTGATAGAGGAGACGAGTATTACAGATATGATATACCAATCAACTATTCGACGCTTGAATATGAAGGATATAAGAGGAACAGTATACCGAAAGCGAAATATATTTATTCACATGTTACAAATGGCGGTAGGTATATGGTTTATCCATTAAAACATTGTAGAGCTATGTATAATATTGAAACTAAAAGAATAGATGACTACGTAAAGGAGCCGTGGTATACTGATGATGATATAAAAATGATTAAGAAAGACATTGAAGATTATAACAATAGCCCGGATAGGGAAATAAGTTATAGAAAAGAACTTCTCACGACGCTTCACGAAGAAGAAGGAGAACATATTTATACGGATCAATACAAAGAACTTAGATCGTATTGGGATTATGTAATGAAAGGAGAATGATTATGGGTGTTGTTTTGGTTTGGGCTGATTGGTTGGATATGAAACCTTTTGGAATGAGGGTAAAAGATCGTGTGGCTGGTGATAATTTGATCACTAATACAATACTGGATAGATTCCGTATAGAATATATATTGGAAGGTAGCGAAGTAAATTTGGATGACGTAGCAATACTTGATGTTGGTTACGGTCGCTTTGTTATGGCTAACAAAGAGGTTTTCGAAATGAAATACGTCGAAGATAAAGACGTTCCTGAATTTGAGGATGACTATGGGTGGGAGGATCATCCGCGGCCTCTTACGATTTATGATGGAGATGGGCTTGTACATTTGGAATGGGACGGCACGTATGGCGTATACGATGAGGTTTAAGCTTATGAATAAGGAAAGAAGACGTCGCATAAAGCAAGTAGTCGAGTCACTCACACCTCTTCTGGCAGAAGTAGAATCGATTAAGGACGATGAAGAATTTGCGTTTGATAGCATGCCGGAAGGATTGCAGAATTCTATGCGCGGTGAAGATTCGCAAGAGGCCATTGAATATCTTGACGACGCAACGGAAAAGATTGAGAAAGCCATTGAGTGCCTTGAAGACGCAATTGACAGTTTGACAAGTATTAGTTGAGGAGATCGTTATGGACGGAAGATTACAGAATGAGATGTCTATTTTCAAAGTTTGTGATAAGATAGCAAGCGGTATGCCATCCTATGTTAATGGGTGGTATACCACCCTCAGAGCATCAAGGAAGACTGCTGCAACGTGCAGAGACTATCTTTGGAAAGTCGCTGACTTCCTGTCTTCAATCAATAACGATGTAAAAAAAGTGAAACCTGGCGACATAACGGAATCTGCAGTCATGAATTACTTCCTGTCTATCCAGTTTAAGACTACGAAAAATGGCGTAACATACACTTCGGACTCTTATCAAAACACAGTTTGGTTTTGCCTGAACAGCTTCCTTAAGTATATGGAAAGAGCCGGTTTAATCAAGAATAATTATATGGCGAATGTGACCCGTCCAAAAAACCGTGATCTTGATCGCATCAACGAACACCGGATTCTTCTTACGTCGGACGATTTCGTGAAGATCCTTAAAGCAATTGACGAAGAGAAGGATAACTTCTACAGGGTAAGGGATAAAGCCATCGTATTGCTGTTCATGAACACCGGCATGAGACGTACGGCGATGACAACAATTATGGTTAGTGATGTCAACTTCGAAGATCATGAGTTGCATTTGATTGATAAGGGAAGCAAGCGCCATACATACGCCTTGAATTCTGCAGTAGAAAAAGCCATAAAGGAATGGCTTAAGATAAGTGAGCATACAAGTGATGGTCACCTGTTCCTGTCGATCCAGGGAAATATGCTGAGCACTGATACAATGGCGAGGCTTGTCAAAAAGTATACTCAGATTGCCATGGGGAAGCCTATCAGCCCTCACAAGTTGCGCAGTGGCTACTGCTCGATCCTGTATAACAAGACCGGAGACATTGAGTTCGTCCGCCGGTGCGTCGGTCATTCCAATGTGGCAACGACTCAGAGATACATCGTTACAAAAGGAAGTGAGAAGGAGCGTTCCTCTGAAATTATGGGCGAATTGCTCGGGTAATTATGCTTGACAAAGAAATAATACTAGACTATAATGAAGTAGGTGGCAGGAAACCACCTACTTTTTTAGTAGCAACCGAAATAATACTAGAACATAATATGAGGTGGAAATGAGAATTGAGGACAAACCGAATAAAAGGACAATAGAATTTGAGAAAATCAGAGAGGGAACCGTCTTAACATGTGACGGCAGGACGTACGTAAAAGGGACTGGCGGATCTGCGACGGACCTTGAAACAGGCCAGGTCGTGTATCCCGCTAACGACGCAGCCCAGAAGTGGAACAGATGTCTCATATATCCAGGAGCTTATGTGAGTCTGCATGGAAGACCGCAAGAAGAGACATCAGTGCGCTAAGTGCGCAGGACATTTCGACTACGTAGAGCGGGACACATGGTGGGATTACAAGGGAATGGACTATGATGCAAAGCTAGTTGAGTGCCCTGAATGCGGATGCATCAACGTAATTAAATATGTAGAAATGCCAGACAGGGAGATCTGGCTGTGGGAATAAGGAGGCTGTGTTAATGGCCGAATATGTAGATGAAAATGGAAGATTTAGCAATGATTTTATTGAAAAACTAAATAGTATCATCGAAACGGCTAAAGCTTCTAACTCTAGTTATAATTTTACGATCATTTGCAGTAAGAGTGTATTGGAGAAGATTGAGAGGATCGAATTTACTGACTATCTCCAAGATTTAGATGCTGGCATAGTTGGTGGTTTTAGAGGAATCCCAGTTATTATGATCCCGGATGAAGCGGGAAGTTATGATGATACATTGTTTCTTTTACCAAGTAAAGGGAGGGTTTAATGAAAGAATTAGCGAATGAATTACAGAAATTAGTTGGATATGAGGTAACTGCGGTTATACCGTCGGAAGATGATGACGTTCAAGTTCAGTTTTCAAATGAATACGGTGTATCAATAAATCTAATTTTCGAGAAAAATGGTATTACAATTACAGATCCATATGCACCGTGCCATAAGTGCTGTGAAAGACATGGATGTGAGCACGACCAGGATGATGACGGTGTTGAATGGGATGAAGATGCCGATGAGTTCTATGGCATTGGATATGACGATGGTTATAACGTAGGTTATAACGATGCACTGAAATCTAAGAAAGGAGAGCAATCACGAGTAGGCTTAAAGATCTAACAGGGCAAAGATTCGAAAAACTGGTTGTTAAAAAAGGAGGTTGTAAGTGGTGATTCAAATTAAAAAGGCTAAACGAAAAAGTGTATGGATAAAGATGTTACTTCAAGGTGCGAGCAATTCTGGCAAAACATACAGCGGTCTTCAGATTGCAAAAGGTATTTTTGAAAAGGAAGGTGGAGCCGGGATATGCATGATCAACTGCGAGGCGTCTAGAGGCGTGTATTACGCAGATCGTATAAGTTACGACATTATTGATCTTGAGCCGCCGTATACTGCACAGAAATATATGGAAGCAATTGATGCAGCGATTGACGCCGACTACAAAGTCATTTTGATTGACGGAATTTCACAGGAGTGGGCTTGGTTGAACGAATACCACGATTCTCTCGGGGGAAATTCGTTTCAAGCATGGGGCAAATGTAAGCCCATCCATAAAAAATTCATGGATAAAATACTTACATGTCCAGCTCACGTAATCTGTACAGCAAGAGGTAAACAGGAATATAGCATTGAAGAGCGAAACGGCAAAAAAGAAATAATTAAACTGGGCGTTGGCGCTGATCAGTCAAAACAACTCTCATTCGAATTCACCGTATCCCTTCTGCTCAACGAACATCATTTTTGGTCGGTGGACAAAGATAATTCATTTATTTTTGAGAATGGAACTCCTGGATTATTAACACCAGAGGATGGCTATAGATTATATGAATGGGCGAATGTCGGTGGAGAGCCCAGAGAGCAGATGAAATCGACAATGGGAGAAGACGCAAGTGCGAATAGTATTGATACCGCCGAAGATCAACTTGCTTCTATTAAAAAGGAAATCATCACTCTCTGCACAGAACTTGGCGGCACGAAGAACGGACAGCTCATGGAAACCCTGAAGAAGTTTACGAAGTCGGGCAACCCAAACGCGATTCACGAAGTATCTGCCGCAACGGAATGTTTGGCAGCAATCAAAGGGGTGAAACCACTTGCAGTATAAATATGTAGATATTGTTAAAGAAATTCTTAAAACTCTTGAGAAGTCTCTTCTAGTCGGCAGAACAGTTGAAAAAGATGAAATCTGGGCTGCGCGATTTGGAGTAAGTGAAAAGTGTATGGTCAGTATCTTTGAAGAGTTGCTCGACTCAGGTTATATAAAAGGCGGAGAAATCAAAGTATTCTCAGGAGTCAAGACGTTAATTGGATTAGACGAGATAGAAATCACGCTTAGCGGCGCTGAGCATTTGAAATATATGGAGGAATAATATGGCGTTTAGGAACGGAGCAAGAGCAAATATTTGGAAACTGGAACCGCATGAAAAATATACAGATGCACAGATTTCAACATCAAGGCGTAAGAGCGGGAGCAGCGATGCGAATCCGGAATACGAAAATGATTTTTCTGGGTACGTAAGATTCATTGGCGGAGCACATGAAAAGATCAAGGGTTGTCCGACAGTATCACCAAATGGATCAAAGCTGCTCGCGACAATTAAGCTTGAAGATGTGGCGTGTACAAAGATGTGGGTTAAGGAAAAGCAGAAGGAATATATTGGATATCAGGTCTACGATTTCTCTTTTGAGACACAGAACGGGCAGACGCAGTCAAGATCACAGACACCATCGGCAGATTCGTTCAACTATATACCTGACGGGATGGCAGAAGAAATGCCCTTTTCGTAAAGCAGTTGATTTCTACAATAAACATTTTGGTGGCTACGACCCAGGTGTTGTGATTAACGATCTGGTAACCAAAAAGAAATGTGACTACCAACTACTATTATTCGCAATGAACTTTGCGGTGAAAAACAGAATACCGATTCAAGCACCGGCGGCTTTGTACTTTTTAGTAGAGATGCCGTCTGTGCTAGACAAGTGGGAAGCTTATTTATATAAGAAGAAACTCGAATCAGTAAAGCAAGAGAAGTTCGTTGTTAATAAAGATTATTTAGAGAAGCAAGAAGGGTATAGTAACTTTTCAACAAGACGTAGTTTTTCGGATATATTTAATAAGGGGAAGAATGTTATACGATGCAAGACTTGAAGCGACCGCGATCGCAACACTTATAGCCCATCCTGATTACCTTCTTGTAGAAAACAATCTTCGACCATCCTTCTTCTATGAAAAGGAAAATCAGTGCATCATCTGGGCTATTCAAACTTTGGTAACTAAAGGCGTCGAGACAATCGACGCCTTAAACCTAGAAAATGTTATTGCAACTAACGCATCTGCCAGGCAGACGATGCAAGAGCATAACCTGACTGACATGGCGCACTACATAGAACTTAGCAAATATGCAGTTCGGGATACGTTCGAAGAATACAAAGTCGTCGAAGAGCAGATTATTACATTCGCTTTCAGAAGGGAACTACAGAGTTTTTCTCGGCAGTTGAGTAATCAGTGTGAAAATCTTGGTGCATCGCTCGAAGATCTGAATGACTTTTGCAATAACGGGCTTTCAAAAATTACTGATCGCTATGCTTACGGAGCAGATTCTGTTTTGCTCGGAGATAAGATTGATCAAATCTGGCAGGATGTAATTGATAAACGAACTCCGACCGGCTATGGACTCCCGTTTAACATACCAAGACTCAATGATTATTGCACACTTGTTCCTGGCGAATTAACTCTGGTGATGGGTGCGACTGGTAAAGGGAAGTCATCGTTCTTCCTCGTAGAAGCGTTACACAAAGCCATATCATTGGAAGTTCCGACACTATTGATTGATACAGAACTAACCGATCTTGTATGGCTTCCGAGGGCAATAGCATCTGTGAGCGGCGTGACAGTACACAAGATAAAGACTGGCATTATGACTTCGGAAGAAGAGTACAGAGTAGCAGAAGCAATCGAAATTCTGAGGAATGCACCACTGATTCACGAATATATAAACACGTTTGACAAATTCCGAATCGAAGGTCTTGTTCGCAAATGGAAGAATAAGATCGGTCTCGGTCTGGTAATTTTTGATTATATCAAACCGGGTAATCAATACGGAGCCGCTGAAGTATCACAGTCTATGGGCATGGCGACAGACTTCCTGAAGAACATTATCAGTACGGAAATCTCGGTTCCAGTCATCGCCGGCCTTCAGCAGAACGAACAGACTGGCAATGTTGCTGACTCACAAAAGCCAACTCGTTATGCGGATACATTGATCAGCTGGGATGAAAAGACGCCTGAGATGATACTCAGAGATGGTGTTGAAAGTGGCAATGCGAAAATTACGATCTGGAAAAATAGAAACGGCGAAACGCTTCGTGGAGACGGCCAGTATATAGATGTGATGTTTGCAAGAGATCAGATGAAAATATCAGAAGCTAAACGGCATGTGATGCCGGCAGAGATACCATTCGATGAATGAATATGATTATGAACAGTTAGGGGAGTTGTGCAATAATTTCGATCTGGTCGGATACGTTTCACAGTTCTGCGAGCTGAAAGGACGAGGACCTGAGTATTCGACCTCATGTTTACGGCATAAAGACATAAATCCTTCCTTGTTTTTGAACTCAGAGAATAACCGCTGGTACTGTCACAGCTGCCATACAAAAGGAACGATCCTTCAGTGGCTGATGTACCAGGAAGGGCTGAGTTACAAGGAAGCCATCAATAAATTACAGGATCTGACCGGAAAAGAGATCAGGGAAGTGGTTCCGACGACGTCTATGAAGATATTCAAGGAAATGCAATCGCTCAATCACGAGGAAGAGCCGGTTGTAAGAGAGATTCTGTCAGAATCGTACCTTGATCAGTTCGAAATCATCGAAGGGGAGCCTCACGAGTGGATTGAAGAGGGAATTTCACCGGAAATGATCAAGAAATATGATATCCGGATTGATCCTAAAGGAAATCGCATTGTCTACGGTGTATATGATGCGAATGGTAATCTGATTGGAGCAAAAGGCCGGACAAGATTTGCATCTTATCAGCTTTTAGGTATCAAGAAGTATAAAAACTACCTCAAGGTCGGTACAACAGACTATTTGCAGGGGATGAAACAGAATTTGCCGAATATTAAGGCAAAAAAGTCGATGATTGTGGTCGAAGGACTCAAATCTGTCATGAAAATTGACCAGTGGGGCTATGACACGGGCGTTGCGATGGAAACTTCCTATTTAAACGATGCTCAGGCAAAAATAATCATAGCATCTGGTTGCAACGAGGTGACTTTTGCGTTTGACCAGGATGTGACGTATGCAAACGCGTTAAAATCTGCCAATAAAGTAAAGAAATGGACGAATTGTTACATTATTTTAGATAAAAATGGTCTATTGAAACCAAAAGACAGCCCATGTGACGAAGGGAGAGAGGTTTGGGAACAATTATATAGGGAAAGGATAAGGATAATTTGAAAGATACTGGTTATGAATTCATTTTGGCGCTGATGACGTGGTCATTTACGCGGCTAGAGAGTTTTTATCAATGCAAAAGCGCTTGGAAACGCAAATATGTGGACTGTGAACAGGACAGATCTGAAAATGCCTTCTCTCAGTACGGTTCGGTATCACACAAGGTACTCGAAGAGTTCCTGAAAGGGCAGATCGGCATGTTTGAGATGGCCGATGAGTATAAAGATCTGTTTGCGAGACAGATAACGGAGCCATTTCCGTACAACAAGTCAAGTGATCTGGCAGAATCGTACTACAACAAGGGATTGAAATACTTCGAGGAGTTCACGGACGTATTTCCCGGCATTGACGAGGTGCTTGGCGTAGAAAAGAAGGTTAAATTTAATATAGAAGGCTATTCTTTCATCGGTTTCATCGACGTTCTGGCAAAGAGCAAGGATGGGAAGCTCGTTGTCTGCGACCATAAGAGCGCGTCAGTGAAATTTAAGAAGAATGGCGAGCCGACAAAGAAAGCGGCCGAAAAAATGGAAATGTATAAGAAGCAGTTGTACTTATACTGCAAGGCTTTGATCGATCAGGGTATTAAACCGGACATCCTGTGCTGGAATTTCTTCAACGATCAGAACGTGTACATGATTCCGTTTAAGGAAAATGAGTATCAAGACACTCTTAAGTGGGCAGTTGATACGATCCATCTGATTGAGCAGGAAGAAAACTTTGAGTTGCACGATGATTTCTATTTCTGCCACAACATCTGCGAGTTCAGACACAAATGTGAGTGCGGAGTACAAGAGAAAGAGGAGGAAGAAGATGATGAGAGACCCTGGGAGACTGAGCCGTTTCTATAAAGAACTGGAAAAGATGCATAAAGAAGAGATACCGGACTGGAGATTTGGTCAGTTTATGTCGAATTTGTTCAGCTGGTTCATGTCAGAAAAGAGAATCGATCCATTCTTTCTAGAAGAGGACCAGATGCTTGATTATTTAAAGGAGTTTTTTAAACCGTATGACAAGTAAACCGATTTACAGGGTATTCATGCAGGAGAAAAGCGGTGCAGATACGAAGAATGGATGGCCTGACACGGGATGCACCGCTGATATGGGATTCTACTACGATTTGGAGGATGCCGTCGAGGCAATGCACATGAATGCGTGCGACATACGGGAATGTGTATACGATTACGGATACGTCATTACGCAGTACCCCGGCCTGTACACCGCCCCTGGTTATATGGACAGAGTCTATTTCAAGTGGGATGAAGAACGCAAAGGATTTTATGAAGCGGAAGAACCTAAACAGATGAGGATATTATCATTTTGAAGAACGTAGATGATATTTACAAGGATGAAGAGCTGCTGTATAAGCCGACCAAGAAGAAAAAGAAACCGAAGAAAGCGAATCACAAGCACGTTTATGAGAACTGTGTCTTCGACATCGTTTTCGAGTACGGAGTGCTAGATCCGGCTCACGGCTTCAGAGACAAAATCTGCCCGTCAATCGGTACGTACTGCCCAATCTGCGGCAAAATCGGAAGCTTGTGCGATAGCGATAATGAGAGATGGTATGAAAAACAAGATCATACGTTTGTTGTTAACCCTATATTCCACGCAGATTTGACGGAAGAAGGTAAAAGGGAATTGGATCCTGCAACAAGGACACTGCCGTATTTCTTTGTCGCAGACTGGTGGCAGAAAGGAGTTGAACTTGACTGACACATACCGCGGTGGTTACAAGAAAGCTCTTCTGGATGTGAGGGGACTGTCTGAGAAGTTAAAGACAATGGTCAGAACAAAGAAAGCGATGACCGATTTGACAAACAACTTCTTACAGTTTCTTCTAGAACATCCGGATGCACTTGACGAGTTTATGGAAACGCAAACAATCGACGTCGGTATTTCAAAAGATGGGAAAGTAATCGACTATGGAGGAAAGTACCATTGCTTTTCATAAAGGATAATGAGATTGAAGACGATAGTCTGCAGGATATGTGTTATTTCGTAGGCTGTGGATCATGCAAATACTTCAACGTCCGCGCTGATATGGATGGCGTGGAATCTACATGTAAGAGAATCGATCATAAGCACATCCAGTTCGCGAAGCCGTGGTTTAAGTCATATGACTGCGGACAGTATACTCGTACTATGTGTAATGACTTTGAGCCGGATGAAGGGCATGTATATTTGTATAAACATTGGACGGATCCGATTGACTATGCGTGCAAGGGTGATGAATCAAGGATTAAAGGGAAAATATGGCTCTGCCTGGACAAGGATCAGTCAGTTAGGTACGCCGTAACAATGCGTGACTTCTGGTACGGAACATTCCTTAACGAGGACGGATCACTGAAGTGGATCGAAAAGATGTATTACAAGCGAAGCAAGAAGTCGCCGATTGGCTATGAATTAGTGAGGGAAGATCATGAAGGTAATAGAATACGTTAATCTGCCAGATGATGAACAATCACAACTGACGATGCTGTTATGTAAGGCAAGCGCCGAGTATTACGGTGGCGGTACGCCGATTATGACAGACTATGAGTTTGACAGAAAACTTGAACGGCTGACTGCACTGGAAAATAGAAACGGATTTGCTTATAACAACAGCCCTAATGTGACGGTTGGTGCCAAAGTTGTCGACGCGTTAAAGAAGTCGAAGCATGAGGAGCCGGCACTGTCGCTTGACAAAGTGAAATATAAAGACCGGGAGCAGTTTCTTAAGTGGCTTGGCGAGAAAGAAGGCGTTCTGTCATGGAAGATGGACGGACTGACCGTCGTAGCTACTTATGATAACGGCAGATTGACCAAAGCCGTAACCCGTGGTGATGGTTATGAAGGTAGTGACATCACACACAATGCAATCTATTTCGAAGGTTTGCCGGTGAGAATTGATTATGAAGGACATCTGGTCGTGCGTGGCGAATGCACAATGTCTATGGCAGAATTTGAAAGAGTCAATACTGAGGCAGGTTGGATTTATGAGAACCCGCGCAACTTGGCGAGCTCAACGATTCAGATGTTAGATTCAACGGAAAGCAGATGCAGAAAAATTGTATTCAGCGCATTCGATTTGGTAATGCCTACGAATACAAAATTTCAGATATTCCGCTATCTTTGGTTGGCGAATCTTGGATTTAATGTGGTGGATTATAGCACCTGTCGACCTGAATCTGTACTTGACGAGATTGAGCATTTTAAAAAACGTGTTTCTGAGATAAAGTACCCCACCGACGGCCTGGTACTTACGTATAACGATCAGCATTATGCAGAATCGTTAGGAAGTACAGGGCATCATCCACGCGGATCGATTGCGATGAAATGGACAGATGAAACGGAGACGACGACTGTAAGATATATAGAGTGGTCTGTGGGGAAGACGGGTGTGATCACTCCGGTCGCTATATTCGACACAGTTCGACTGGGTGTTGGATCGAATGTCAGTAGGGCTTCGCTTCATAACATTTCAATCATGCAGAGTATCCCGGAATTTGACGGAGAAGGCAAGGTATGTTGTGGCGTAGGATCTAAGGTGAAGGTCTGTCTCAGCAATATGATCATTCCGATGATCGTTGAGAGTACAAACGGAAAGTGCGAGGTCCCTGATAAGTGTCCAGTATGCGGTGGTGAGGTAGAGTTGCGTGAGAATAACGGAGTTAAAACGCTTTACTGCATAAATGACGATTGTTCTGCAAAACAGATAAAGAAATTCGCTACATTTGCCGGCAAATACGGTCTTGATATTAAAGGATTATCTGAATCCAAGATTGAGTCGCTATTATCAGGTGGTTACATAAAGAAACCAATTGATTTTTACCGCCTGAAAGATGATCCGAAGAAACTGAAACTGCTTTCAAACCGTGATGGATGGGGAGAAAAGTCCGTGAAGAATCTGCTAGATGCGATTGAAGAGTCAAGGCATACGGATCTACAGCATTTCCTGGTGGCTCTTTCAATTCCTCTCCTCGGCAGAGAACTTTCGAAGGAACTCGTGAAGATTTTTGAGGATGACGTGGACAAATTTGTAGCTTATGTAATGAAACCTGAATTGCTTTCCGACTATGTTGGTATAGGACCAGTAAAAGCAATGAATTTATACGAATGGTGCAAGGATTGCGACGTCGAAGAACTGAATGATCTTGTAAGCGAACTGAAATTTAAGAAGAAAGATGTTCTTTCTGGCAAAGATCTGTCAGGCTTAACGTTTGTGATCACGGGATCGGTTCATCATTACAAAAATAGAGATGAATTCAAGGCTTATGTTGAAAGCTGTGGCGGTAAAGTAGCCGGATCCGTATCTGGTAAAACGAATTACCTGGTTAACAATGATGCAACATCAACGTCTAGTAAAAACCGTAAGGCCATGGAGCTTGGCGTTGAGATTATAACGGAAGATGAATTTGTGGAGAGGTTCGGATAATGAAATGGATCGTGTTTATTGACGATTATTATACACATAAAAGCATTTCGAATTATAACATTTTCGATCATTACAGATTTAAAGAAGATTGCGACAAGGCGTATAAGGAATGCAAAGGAAATAAGGAAGAATTTGAGAAGAGGGTCAAGCGAGATCTCGCTTACTACTTCTGGAGTAAATGCGAATGGGAAATCGTTATCAGCGGATGGCCGCCACGGAAAGACTTTAAAGAAAAGAAAGTTAGTGTTTATGATCAGGTTCTGCTGAACTGGGATGTATTTATTGATTATTTGTGGAGAGAATATGCTACTAGCAAGTGAGGCGCGTCGAATTGCAGAAACAGGAATTACCGATGAGTTATCATTGCTCGATGAAGAGATATACAAAGCGTCTAAAGACGGGGTAACTACTATTACTTTTACATGTTCTCCTGAAGCAATAGAAGAGATTGGGCGATGTGGTTATACAATTATAGATAGATTGATGCTTACAAAAGGACTTGATGTTATAACAATTGAATGGTGAGGAGATTAGTAATGTTTGTAGTAGCGAAAGAAGGAGAGTGTTGCTGATGACTAAAGAAGAAATGAATTATAAGTTAAAGGAACTCGATTACACAGATGAGATTATTCAGTGTGTTGATAGTGGCGAAATCATTTATATTAAAAACTCAACCAAGTATTTGGCTTCTCCTGAATGGATGAAAAAAGCAATGAGAGTAGCAGCTCTTGAACACTATCGTGAAATTGCAAAAGAGTTGAATGTCGAATGCCAATATAAAACTCAGCTTTGATGATGGGGAACTGGTAGGGGAATCATTGTAAATGCTTGATAATAGATATTCGAATAACGCAAAAATCATCGAGAAGTTGGTTGACTATATAAGTGAAAAGGAGTTTGATAACAAGATTCATTTTGTCATCAATTTTACTAATAGAGCATTTGTAGCTGGATACTATGACAAAAGAAGAAATGTTGTAGAAGTATCAGACCCTATAGTCAAAAAGATATTAAACATTTCGTATACAGATGTCATGAATTATGGTAATGGTAATTTACTAAAAGGTATATTCACAGCAATGATTGAACGCGAGTTTGAAATTGAAAATGGCAAAGAATTAAGGAAAGGATACTATCGCCGTAAACCATTCATGAGGCTGGCAGAAGAACACGGATGTAAAACCATCCATGATGATAAGTACGGATGGTCCATAATCGATGTTCCACAGTGGGCAAAGGATTATTTAGAACAATGCAAATTAGATGACTACAATTATTATAAGCCTGTCGCCAACACATTAAAACCTAGAACTAGAATGTCAAAGAGGTGGCAATGTCCTGGGTGTGGTACAATTATTAGAAGCACATGTAATGTGGATGTAAAATGTAACAAATGCAATTTGGATTTTGTTTATGCAGATAATTATAAAGGATGGAAATGATGGCTATTTGGGATGTTTACCATATTGCCTCAGTAGTCGATATTCAATTAGATGATTACCAGTTTTAACTGACAAATGAGTATTACTAGAATCTGATTGACAAAACACGAATACTAGACTATAATGAAATAGGTGGTTGATTCCACCTATTTTTTCAATCGCAACGGATATAATACTAGAATATAGTTCGAGGTGAAGGGATGAATATGGAAGATGATTAAGACATTATATCAAACATTTCAAAGATGGACTGAGAAAGGCTCGCTCTGGATCATTTCGGATACGCATTTTGATGATTCGGATTGCAAATTGATGGACGAAAATTGGATCGCACCGGAAGAACATCTTGCCATCATCAATCAATATGCGCACAAGAATGATACTCTGATACATTTGGGCGACGTAGGTGATCCAACATACATGACCAAAATCAAGGCCTATAAAGTTCTCATTACGGGCAACCACGATCCAGGCGCAGAGTATTTCAAGGATTACTTCGACGAGATATATACGGGACCACTCATGATAGCAGAAAAGATCCTGCTGTCTCATGAGCCGCTTGACATTACATGGGCATTTAACATTCACGGGCATGATCACAATACGCACAACAAAAGCGATGAGTTTCATCTAAACTGTGCAGCAAATGTCGTGGATTATACGCCGTTTAGTATGAAAGATATCATCAACTCCGGCGTCTTGAAGAATGTCAAGTCAATTCACCGGCACACAATTGACATGGCAGCCGAGAAAAAGCAACGAGATCAAAATTCTGATTAATGGGAGGAGGAAGGTAATGAATGGGCAAAAGGACGTGGACAGCTGAAGAAGAGGAGAAATTAGAAGAACTATATAAGACAGGAATGAAACTGGATGATATAGCAAAAGAATTAGGGAAGACGCATTCAGGAGTTAATAGTAAAGCTCATAAGTTAAAGTTAGTGGATAAGTATCCTAGAAAGAATAATGTTAATCAGCATCAAGTTTATCATGATTATGACTGGTGTTACGAGAGATACATTGTTAAAGGAATGACATACACTGAAATGGCTGAGGAATGCGGCGCCACTCCAAGAGTAATTCAAAAATGGTGTTCTGAAAAGCATAGGCTAAATGGTCATACGTTTAGAAAAGAAAAGAAAATTAATGAAAAACAGTATCAGTTAATACTTGGCGGATTACTTGGCGATGGACATATTACTGACGGAGATAGAAGCCATAAAGCAATGTATATTGAATGCCATGCTGTTGATCAGAAGGAGTATTTGTACTGGAAATATGGGTTGTTAGAAGATTTATGTAGTCATGAACCAACGTATTATGAATCTTATGTACGAATCATAGATGGGGAAGAGCATATCTGTAAACCATTCTATAGATTTAATACTCGAATAGTTGATGAACTCGACGTCGTCGGGAAGATGTCAAAAGAAAATATATTAGATAAGATCGATATATTCGGAATTGTAGTGCATATATTAGATGACGGAACAAGGGGATCCTCAAATTGGACTATATGCTTGGCTGATTTTACTGATCAAGAAGAGAAAAAATATAGAGCAATATGTGAGGAGAAATTTGGATTGATTGGTCATGTCTTGAATAATGATAGAAGATATTTCATGTTTGACGCACCATCTTCTAGAAAAATAGATGCCCTCATTTTATCTATGGTTCCGAATGAAATAGATATTGTGCAACATAAAATAATTAATAATGAGATATGTAAACCTGCTAATTATAAATACATCGAAACTAATGATGGACGAGTTGGATTAGCGCGGTATTGTAAGATAAATCACATTAATTATGTAAAAGTTAAGCCGTGGTTTGATGAACTTGGTAGGGATTGTGTTAGCGAAGAAGAATTCGCACAATTGAGAAAGAAATATGCATAATAATTATCTTAACTATCACAAACATACTCATGTGAGTTCGATCTTTTCTCCGGATTCAAACGAACATGCAGAAGGGTATATAAAGAAATCGGTGGAGTACGGCATGAAGTCGTACTTCACCACAGAACACGGTACGATGGGAGACATATTTGAGGCGAAAACATTATGCGATCAGTACGATTTGCACTGCAAAGCCGGCATGGAAGGTTACATTGTGCCAGATGCAACTGAAAAGGACAAATCGAATTATCACATAATCATAATCCCTCGCACCAACAAAGCTAGAAGAAAACTAAATCTGCTGAGTTCCAGGGCGAGCATAGACGGCTACTATTATAGGCCGAGATTTTCCACAGCGTTGGTGCTTGAACTGGATCCCCAAGACGTTTATATTACGACGGCTTGCGTAGCGGGCATCCTTAGAGACGAGACATCTATCATAGACATATTCTTGCCATTAGTACAGCATTTCGGCTCAAATGTTTTCCTTGAAGTACAATCTCATAACGTTGATATACAGAAAGAGGTCAACAAGAAGGCGTTGGCGTTGAGAGATGAACTCAATTTGAGGTTAATAGCAGCATGTGACAGCCATTATGTCGATCCATCTGGCAAATATGAACGACTTGAACTGTTAAAGGGTAAGGGAATTACATACGGAGATGAAGATGATTTCGTCTTGGATTTCCCGGATCCTGATACACTGTACCAGCGCTTTCAGAACCAGGGGATTCTGTCTGATGAACTGATAGCAGAAGCGTTTGAGTCAACGATGATTCTGGAAGAGTGTGAAGACATTGATCTTGACCACAGCATTAAGATGCCAAATATTTATCCTGATTTAACGCCTTCAGAACGCATGGACATGCTTGAAAAAGAAGTCTGGAAGCGATTCGAGACGATTAAATCGGATGAAGGGATCGAAGGCGATGAGTTAAAACGCTATGAAGATGGCATCAAGTATGAACTTCAAACCATCAGAGATACCAATGAAGAGATTCATACGGCAGATTACTTCCTATTTAATGAGAAGAACGTGGATCTTGCAGTAAATAAATACGGTGGTGTTTTGACTCGTGGCGGAAGAGGTAGTGGTGCGTCCTTCTACGTTAATAGAATTCTGGGAATGACTCAGCTTGACCGATTTAAGATAAAACTTCCTATATTCCCTGAACGATTTATGAGTACGGCAAGACTGTTGGAAAACCGCGCCCTTCCAGATCTCGACTTTAACTGTAAAGAGCAGGGACCATTTGTAAAAGCATCTCGTGAGCTACTTGGAGAACATGGATGCTATCCGATGATCGCGTACGGAACAATGCAGCTCAGTGAAGCATTCAGAAATGTTTGCCGTTCGAAGCAATTAGATTATGAAACCGTAAATGAAGTCGGTAAGAACATTGAAAAATATATAGATGATCCCAAATGGAAACCGATCATTGAAGAAGCAAACAGATATGTTGATACAATCATTAGTGCATCCGTCCATCCATGCGCACATCTGTTGAGCGACAAGAATATTCTAGAAGAATATGGAGTCGTCAGGGTTGGAGATCATCTGTGTGTCATGGTTACGAGCAGCGAGGCAGATGAATATAAACTACTTAAAAACGATTATCTGGTGGTTAAAATTTGGAAGTTGATCGACGAGACGTTTAAGTTAGTTGGCATCCCAATCCCTACGGCAAAAGAAGTACTCGACAGTATTAAGGACGATTCACGTATCTGGAAACTAATTAAAGACGGAATCAATACGACACTGAATCAGATTGATTCTGACAATGGCTCGAGACAGGCCAGAGAATATGGAATTCAATCGTTTGAAGAAGGTGCTTTCATAGCTGCCGCGATCAGACCGTCATTTAATTCCTGGCGAGAACAGTTCCTGAGTAAAAAGGCGTACACGACTGGATCCAAGGATCTTGATAAAGTATTGGAAATGACCGGCGGTTATATCCTTTTTCAGGAAAATCTGATGCAATACTTTGAATGGCTCGGTGTTACTCCAGCAGAATCGATTGGTTTAATTAAGAAGATCTCAAAGAAGAAAATCAAACAAGAAGACTTCGACAATCTTGAAGAGCGACTGAGAAAGAATTGGGTCGAGAAGACGGGTAGCGAGGATATGTTTGAAGAAACCTGGGAGTTGGTGCAGTCCTGCATCTCATACGGTTTCTGCAGTGCTCATGCGGCAGCTACATCGCTCGACATGTGTTACGGAGCATATTGTAAGATCCATTACCCGTATGAATACTATACAGTCTGTTTCAACAATTATCAAACAGACGAAGAAAGAACAAATAAACTTAGAGAAGAGCTGAAGTATTTCAAAATTAAATTAGTTGGTGCAAAGTTTGGCCACTCCAGAGGAAGCTATTCATTCGACAAAGAAAATCATATGATTTATAAAGGTGTTGAATCTATCAAGGGGTTGAACGCCCAGGTCGCAGAAGAGATGTATGAACTGCGCAACAATCATTATAGATATTTTACTGATCTTCTATATGATTTGAAAGATAAAACGATTCTGAGAAGCAATCAGCTAGACGTCCTGATCAAACTTAACTTCTTCTCAGACTTCGGTGATCCAAACAAGCTCCTATATGTCGCAGAGCGCTTTAACTCACTGGCCACAATCAAGACTCTCAAACGCGACAAGGCCGAGAAATTGATGGTCGAAGAGGATGTGATCCGTCAATATGCAGATAAAGAAACAGCAACACGCATAGAAGAGATTGATGTTGATCGCTATCTTCAGACAAACATGATTGATCCGGCAGAACTTGAGAAGTGTCATAAGCGTGATGGCGGTTGGTCTACTAAGAAAGTACAGACAAAATTGGGCTTTGATCTACAGTCGCCTGACATGCTTCCTTACGCCACAAAGATCGTTATTGGTGGATGGTCTGAGATCCATAACAGGGACATGATCGTGTACTATGAAGAGCACTGCATGGCACCGCCGGCATCAGTCACTACCAGGATGGCGTGGGAGAAAGAATATCTGGGATATGTAGAGTATAGCAATCCTGATCTTGACCCGAGACTGATATACGTCATGAATCTTAATACAAAATACTCGCCACGATTTGACGCATACTGTTTAAAGACTGGTGAGACGGTCATGATGAAAGTCAAGAAACGTAAGTGGAAAGAGAAGGAAGTGAAAGTTTGTTACGCGGATCTTCCGTTTAAGAATGGTGACATACTGTACATGAGAAAATGCAAACGGGAATTTGCCAGGAAGAAAAATGATGACGGCGAATGGGATATAGACACATCAAAGAAAGACTGGTGGCTTTATGACTACGGAATTGTAGAGCCTGAGTTCATACTTAATCATGAAACCAAAACAGCAGTTGTATAAGGGGGATAATAATGAGTAATAAGTCTCTGTATATATATAAAGAAGAATACTATGCACATTATCAAACTTTACTACTTACAGATGAACAGGCCGCGGTATTTAAGTGGTTTCAAAATCAAGGTTACGACTTTGAATTTGAGAAAATTGACAGTGAAGCGCCCGATGAAATTGATACTGAAGAGTTAATTAAAACCGTCAAAAGACATTAAGGAGATGAATAATGAAGGGGTATAAAGCATTTGATCTAGGTTGGAAATGTCGCGATTTCCAGTACGAGATTGGCAAAACCTATGAGTTACCAGAAGGACAAGAGTTGAAGATGTGCCAGTGCGGTTTTCATTTTTGTAAGAATCCAATAGATGTGTTTGCGTACTATCCGTTTACTGATAATACTTTGGTCGCAGAAATTGAGGCATTAGGAGACATTAAACAAGAAGGAACAAAGTTCGTTACAGACAAAATAAAGATCGTCAAAGAGTTTACCGATGAGGAATTGCAAGAGTTAATTCGTAACGGGAACTGTAACTCAGGATGCTATAACTCAGGTGACTTCAACTCTGGCCGCTGCAACTCAGGTGACCATAATTCGGGCGACTATAATTCTGGCACCTACAATTCTGGCGACAGAAACTCAGGTAACTACAACTCAGGATGCTGTAATTCAGGCAAGTGTAACTCAGGTTGGCACAACTCAGGCGACCTTAATTCAGGCGACTATAATTCAGGCGACTATAATTCAGGCTATCATAATTCAGGCTACCATAATTCAGGATATTTCAACAAAGGGAATTGGAACAGCGGGATTTTTAATACAGATGAGCCTACAATTCGTGCATTCAATAAACCGACAAATATCAAAATGACAGATTTTACAGTTAAATTTCGTGAATTGATTAACAGAATATCAAACAACACTTTGATCGACGGAGACATCGAATTGATTAAGTCCTTGCCAAATTTTGATGCGAAGATCTTCCTGGAGATTACCGGGATTGACTTAACGGAGGATGAATGATGAGTGAATTAAAACCGTGTCCGTTTTGCGGTAGCATACCGCAATGTGGAATTGAGTTTTATGAAAGTTGTAGTTGGGGAGAAATAAAATTAGCCGCTACTGTTGAATGTATAAAATGTGGAATAAAAAGGTGTGTTATTTTTAAGACTTCAGAACCTTATGTGCCGTTCTTTGATTTTAATAATGCTTTTAGCAAAGTATTTAGTGAATGGAACAGGAGAGTGGATGAGATCCAGTGGTGTGAAGATTGTAAGCATAATTATAACCACTATGATGATTGGCCTAACGATTATTGCGATAAGTGCATAGATGAATCGAAGCACGGTCAAATGCCTACGAAATATGAACAGGAGGATAAATGATGGAAGAATTAAAACCGTGCCCATTTTGCAATGATACATATATCAGGGTTCATTTTACAAAAGGTGGGAATTATGTGGTAGGTTGCAATACACTGAACTGTATCTGTTTACATTCTGAAGGAAAACTATTTAACAGTGCGGAAAAAGCTGTAGAAGCATGGAATAGGAGGGTGAGTGATGAATAGTCCTATCCTTGATGCGCTCTGTTTGGCACATCACCCAAGATGGATTGAGATTAGTGATGCGAAAGGATGGGTTCGCTTGATTTGCTTTAATTGTGGCGAACCGAAAACTTGTAGGAAGAAAAACATTCCGAAGGTATGTCCTGGTTGTAAGGAAAAAATGGAGAGCGAGTGATGAACAATCAGGAAGCAAGAGGAATACTGGCAAATCTTTATTCGTCAATATTGACTGATGGGGATCCAGCCTGTAAGCGAGAGATTGAGGCTCTAAGGATGGCAATTGAAACGCTTGAGAAGCAGATACCGAAGAAGCCAATACGTATAGACAAAAATAAAGAATTTGATGGTAACTGGAAAAAGTTATGTCCATTATGCGGATGCGTGTTGATGGAACGCATAACGACATCTGAAAGTAGTTATCCACGTTACTATAACTATACGGAGCATTGCCGGTGTGGTCAGGCGATTGATTGGGAGTAGATCGAGTGATGAAGTGTAAAGATTGTAAGCACGCACGGGCTGGTGGGTACGAGATTGCAGGTATAAAGTATTGCATATGCTCCCTGACAAGACGAGTTATGAACGAAAATGCGGAGCATGAGTGCAACTGTTACAACCGCGATCTGTCTGAGTATTACATCTGCTACAATTGCAAATATTACATCGGTGGTGGAGACTGGGGATTATTCTGTTCTCACAAAGATATGTATCATCATCTTGGGAAATTCTCCGATGAGCCATGTAAGCGGTATGAAAAGAAGGAGGGCGAGTAATGACAGCACAAGAAGCAATCAAGACGATTAAGGCAGCTCAGGCCGAAGTCGAGTGGGAATGCCCGCTCGATTATGCGGCGGCTTTTGACGTGGCAATCTCCGCACTAGAGAAGCAGATACCGCTGAAGCATTTGCCATATGAAATGGGGCAAGATGGATCTGTACTTTATCCATGCGGTAATTGCGGTGAGGATGTAAAAGGATCTGATTATTGTCCATGGTGTGGGCAGAAGGTAGGGAGTGAGTGATGGGAGTTTACATTAAGGGCATGGATGAAATTCCAGAAGATGGTGCTGTGCTTGTAGTAATGCATGATAACGGAAAAACATATATCAAACATGCTTGTACCTACGGATATTCAATGGAAATGGTTGAAGTGCCAGAACCGCATG